TTCCCAGGAATGGGAAGTAACGTTATTTGCTTCCTCTACCCAGCAAATGTCTATTCCTTCGATAGATTTTAGGCCGTTAATGTTGTTTTTAATGCCAGCAAAGATAAATTCTGAACCATTGATACCACGAATAGTATTTTGGGTGATTTCATAATGGGCTTCTAATCCCATAGCATAGATTTGGTCGCTTAATAGCTTATGTACCGAATCCTTAATACTGGTTTGGAACTCACGGGCGCATAGCACACGAATAGGCGCTTTAATACCCTTGATTAACAGGGCGCGAGAAATTCCCCAAGATTTTGAGCCACCACGTCCACCGTACAAAATTCTGTATCGAATTTGCTTGGGTTCAAATAAACACTTTAGTTTGGCCGGAAACCGTTCCCTGGCGATGGCATCTTTAATCTGTTGTGACGGTTCCATCAGGGTCCACAAAAGTTATCTGAACGCCAGTTTTAAGTTCTGCACCATTTGGACCGGTGACTTCTTGCGTTGCAATAGCCTTTCCATCAACACGGTCCATTACTTCCTTTACTGCCCATGCTTCACCTGATTCTGCAAGTGAAATAAGCTTTTTAACGATATTAGCTAACTTGGTTGGGTCTTGAATCAAATCCATGCGAATACGGTCATAAAAAAGTTTGCCCTTCTTAGCATTTTGATTGCCAATTTGACCCCCTCTTGAATTATTCGTATCGATTTCCATGTCCATGATTTGTAAAGCCTTCTTTAGTTATGCTTGTGGTGGTTCTGCTGGTGCGCTACCGTCAGTTGCTACTGGTGTTTCAGTAGTAGTTTGTGCTGGTGCTTCTACTGGAGTATCTGCTACTTTTTCAATGCTTTGTGCAATATGGCTATCAACCATTGCTTTCGCGCCCAGGTGCAGTTTGTTATGGATTTCTAGGGCCACTTCAATAGGAAGCTTACGCAATCCCTGAAGGATTACTTCCATTTCCTGTACTGAATGGTCAAATGTTAGTTTTAAGTCGTTTAAATTCATTTTTTCTTACCTTTCTTTTTTTCTGCTTCACGTTTTTCGCTATATGCGATTGCTACTGCTTGTTTGACGGGACGTCCGGCTTTGACCTCGGTGGCCACGTTTTTCTTAAATGCGGCTGGTTTTGCTGATTTTACTAATGGCATATCTTTTTCCTTTCGGGTGGTTGCTTTACGTACTTGTGGGCGCTTTTTAGGTGTTTCAAGTGGAAAATCAATTACTTTTGTATCTTCCGCATACTTTTCAGCTTCGGATTTAAACCAGTTCAGTATTTTTTTCAGCATAATCTTCTTCCGTTAAGAAACATACGTCTTGCCAGGACATAATAAGATAACGTTCANCGTTAGTAAAGTATTCTTGAAATTTAAGGTATTCATCTTGGGCGTTTTTACTCATAGTTCCAAATCGAACATGGTCGCCAACATTAACTGGCATGGCTTCACGGCGGCCATTAGGTAGCTTTTTGCCTGGTCCTACGGCTACTACAACGCCCATATTGTCTGCTTCTTTGTTTTCAACAATGATTACAGAACTCAAAATGCGTTTATCAGGGCGTACAACGATTTTCTCACCCATCGGTTTTAATATAAAATCTACATTAGCCATATCAACTCCTTAATAGTTGGTTGGTTAGAAAGGCCCTAGTTTACCTTCACGTGCTAGGGCTTTTCGCTTTAATCTGCGTAATAATTTGGGTCTGTTGGTGCTTGACTGCCTGAACCAGCGGTAAATGAAATGTCTTTGCCGCTTTGCATCGACTTGTCATTCCACGGCGTTGCTTTAGCTTTTTGGACTTGCATTGCCCGTTGTGCATCTTTAACGTATGCGCTGGTCTTTAATAAGTCCCCCAAGCTAGTTTGATTACTAGATGAGGGATTTAGATTGGCAGTAAACCCAGCCATAATTACATATCGTCTTGGTCGTGGCCAGCGCGCTTATGGTCATAGCATACGGATTCACCAGTATTGCCATGATTAAACTCACCTAAACGGCCATCGTGTTTGCCCATGTGCATTTCACGACCGCCCATTCCATCTTCCATACCAAGAGCAACGCCACCAGCAAATGATTTTGCATGACGTTCGCCAGTTGTATCGCTTGAAGTTGCGCCTTTAGGAATCTTTTCACCAGTAGCGCCAGGCATAAATTTTGTAGAATTTACGCCAGTTTCACGTGATTCACGTTTTTCGCCTGTACGGTCGCTTGATTTAACACCTTTTGGAAAGCGTTCGCCGCTTTCACCTTTCATACCATAACCCATAATATTTTCCTTTTTGCAAAAAGAACTAGAAAAGCCTAGTTTGTTTATTTTCGTCTATTTTACTACTATGTCAAGTCTATTCTGAAGGGTCATAGCCAAATTCATGAAGTGAATTACCTTCTGTATAAATATGCTTTGCCGGAACCGTTTTTTCAAGAATTTGATAACCATTGTTAAATCTTTCACCATGTTGTTCTGCATAATTCAAATTTGGCGTAACCCAATCACCTGGATAAATATCTTCGCCGGAATGTTCTGACGGTACGGCACGGTAAACTTTAATTGGTTGGTCGGGTTTACCTCTAGCGGCTCTTAAAATGGTTAAGGTATCTTTATCCATTTTGTCGCCCATTCCGTAATAATTATGGCCTTGTGGACCATATACATCTTCAGGGTAAGTTTTATCTAATTCGTGCGCTGGGGCAGTTGTGCCATCATCAGTTTTATAGGGTGCCTTGTGGGAGCCACGATAATCGTATTCTTGGGATGGCGTATTAATTGTTATTGGATGTTTTGTAGTAACAATAGCTTCATCCGGATTAATGTCTAATCCATGACCGGTTTCACCCGTATATTGATACGGAAAATGTTGTTTTAATTGTTCTTCAGTTAAATTGGCACGTCTTTGGACCAATCGTGCTTCTGCTTCACCGGCATGATGCTTATACATATCGTACCCAATTTCTTCAGGGTCAAAATTAATGTATTTTTTACTTAAAATATCCCTTTGGGCCATCAATGAACGATATTTGTTCATGTCATCAGCTTTATAAGCTTCGCTACCTTGGCGGTTTAATTCTTCAATTTGGGACATTATTCCCTGTTTTTCTTTGGCGTAATGTTTAATTAAAGCGCCAGCATTTGCACCACGGTTCCATTGTTCTACGGCTTGAACTCCATGTGTTAATTCGTGCAACATAGTAGATTTTGCTTCTTCAGGGTTTAAATCTTCCCTAATGGAAATTTCAGCTTTATTTTGATTAAAAGAACCTTTTACTGGATTGTCAGCTTTATGTGTAATAACTTTAACTTTTCCTAAATTTGGATAGGCTTCAAAAAATTCAGGGTGGTCTAATACATCTTTTACTGTAACCTTATCTTTTGCCCATACGCCATTTAATCCACCACGGCGATGTATTTCACCAAAAGTTTCGCCTTCTTTCATTTTTGCAAATTTATCGCTAATTTCTTGGCGCCATTGATTATCCAGGCCACGAACCATACCGGTTGTTTTATGAATTTCTTCAGGTGTAGCACCTTTAGCTTCCATTTTTCCAGCATTAAAAGCCATTTCTTTATTCCATAGCTTTGATTCCGGACCCATTATTGATAGTCCTAAAGGTACATCTTTAGCATATTTAGCTGAACCGGCCAATGGTAATGCTACATTTGTAGCAACATCAAATGTTGGTTCAAAACGATTTGTTTTCCATACGTCTAAACGATTTCCACCAGTTTTGACTACATCGGATGGATTTCTTAATGGGTAATCGCCCTGGCCCCATCGCTGAACTTCTTCCGGCGCTTGGCCTAATAAAAAGTCGCCTAATTGAGTTCCACCAATTAATGGAACTTGGTCTTTTACGTAATACTTATTGGCATATTCTTTAGCAACATTAAGCAATTCCCCAATTTTTGCAACATTGGGATTGACGGTTGGTATTGGGCCTACCGTGTTTAGTTCATAATCATCAGCCATAACTAATTTTAAATGACTTCAATCAATACATCAACGCCGCCACCCTTACGAATTTCACCACGATTAATCATAAGTACATCAATCTGTCCGTCATTGTCATAAACGCCAGCATCTTCTAAACCGTCTAAAACGGCTTTTAAACGATTATCTAGGTCTGTGACTACCTTTGAACGTGGATATAACCATAACGTCACTTCAAGCCGTTTATCGCCAAATTTGGGTATGTTTTGAGCAACAACACATTCTGCTACTGCGGTTTTAAATTCGCGCCCAGCTTTGCTTAATACTGTATTACTTCTAAAATTGCGCCAGTACGTGTTAACACTAGGTGGGTATGGCAGTTTAATGATTGTCATTTAACAATTCTTTAACTTTTTCGTGTAAATCTTCTTCACTCCAGCCCCAGTATTTTTGGAAGCCTTTGTGTCCAAGGGAATGAACGCTGGTATTTCCAAGACGGTGGTGCCACATACAC